TAGGCATCATCACGGCTGACGTTAGAGGCGCCAAGCCAAGCGGCAGCTATAAGTCGAGCGTCGGCGAGATTATTCGATTTGTGGCAAGCGAGTATGCTGGGTTTTCTGACCCGGCTGACATCGATACAACGTCGTTTTCAGCGCTAGATACCGCCAACAGCGCGGCTGTGGGTGTCTATATCAGTGAGCGATCGACCATACTCGACACGCTAGACCAGCTCGCCAACAGCATTGGCGCGTTTTATGGGTTCGATAGGGCTGGCAAGCTGAGTGTCGGGCGCGTTGAGGCGCCTACTGGTACAGCCGACCTTGAGCTCGACTCAACCAATATCATCGAGATTGAGCGACTGCCGACCGATATTCCGGTCTCTGATGTGGTCTTGAAATACAAGAAAAACTATACGGTGCTGAACGACGACGTGCTGGACAACAACGCGGCCGATCGCGATTTTATGCTGCGCGAATCAGCACAGGTTGAAGATAACGACGCGGCGACGGCGGCCATCTACCCGAACGCGCAGGTGCTCGAGGTTGACTCGCGCTTGGTCGATTCTACTGCAGCGTCGACAGAGGCCAGCCGATTGCTGGCGCTGTATGGCACTCAACGCAATGTTTACCGGGTAAGGGTTAAGACCCAGCCGTTTACGCTAAAGCTGAATGACATAGTGCAGATCACGTTTGCGCGGTATGATTTGACAGCCGGCAAAAAGTTCTCGGTTATCTCATTGTCAGAGGACGCGGCGATTAACGAAGTAGAGCTGGAGCTCTGGGGCTGATATGTCGAACATGCTGATCTCATCAACCAACGTCGTCGATTCAGCCACGTCGATCACGGCTGACAGCGAAGTAGCGACCTTGCCGGTTGAAAATTTGCAAAACCAGCAACTCGTTAGGGTTTATAGGTCCGATGCTGCCACGACAATAGAAATCGACGTCGATTTTGGGCAGTCAAAGGTCGTTGATTTTATAGCGCTCATTCGGCACAACATTTCACAAACAGGCACGATTCGCTGGCGGCTATCTACCGTTTCTGATTTTGCCACGACCGTCTATGACTCTGGTGTTATTGACGTTTGGCCGGTAGTTGAGGAGTTTGGCACGCTTCCCTGGGGCGTTTTTTCGTGGGGTGGTTTCTTGAGTTCTTCTGTGGCTGCAGATTATCCGATCAGTTCGTATGCTGTTTTGGATGATGATGTTGTGGCGCGCTATCTGCGCATCAATATTGTTGATTCGAGCAATGCAGATGGCTATATACAGGCCGGACGATTGATCTGCGGGCCAAGTTATCGACCGTCGACCAACTACGGATTTGGCGCGCAGTTTGAGTTTGTGGACGAGTCGCGGGTGGTTAAGTCTCGCGGCGGCCAGACGTTTGTTGATGAGGTTGAGCGATTCAGACGCGCACGCTTTGAGCTGATAAATCTGCCAGAGGCCGAGATTTTTGGAAATGTGTTCAACAACATTGACCGCCAGCGCGGTATTTCTAAAGACATTTTGATAATTCCTCAGCCAGATGACGTTTCGACCTGGATCACTCAGAATATCTACGGGCGCCTTATATCGACGCAGCCCATTGTAAATCGCACGCTTGAGTATTATGGGCGAGTGATAGAAATCGAGGAGCTAATCTAATGGCATTCCCTGTAACGCTAAACGGCACAACGTACACGCTCGCCGACTTTGAGGGCACCAACTACGTCGACGGGTTCCCTAACTCGCTCGAGGATTTTGTTACCGAGGCCGGCACAACGATTACCACAGCCGAGGCCGCGCAAACAGCCGCAGAAGCGGCTCAGTCGGCAGCAGAGGCGGCGCAGTCAGCAGCGGAGACCGCCGAAACCAACGCCGAGACAGCAGAAGCAAACGCCGAGTCTACGCTGGCTGACTTTGAGACCAAGTATCTAGGCGCCTCAGCAACAGAGCCCACCGTCGACCTGGTTGGCGACCCGCTAGCGACCGGCGCGCTGTTTTTTGATAGCAGCGCCAATGTGGTAAAGGCCTATGATGGCTCGAGCTGGGTTGTTACTTACGCGACGCTAAACACGGTCATAACGACGGTCACCACAACATCAACTAGCAAGACATTAGGCACTGGCGAGCGCTGTCACGTTGACACGTCGGGGCAGACGATTACGCTGCCTGCAACGCCGTCATCGGGGGATATTGTTGGCGTGGTAGTCGGCAACTTTGACGACACGGTGGTGGCAAGAAACGGCTCGACAATCATGGGCGCGGCAGAAGATTTTACGATTGACAGCGCATATGCCAGCGTCGATTTTCAGTATATTGGCTCAACTTGGAGGCTCGTATAATGAGCAACTTAACGGATTTCATAGGCGGCGGTGGAATAAAATCTATTCAGCGCGGCCAAACGGTAGGCACTGCGACAGTAACAATTTCAGCAGTAGATACGAGTAGGACATTTATTTCTTCAAGTTTTGTTAGCACGGGGTCTTTTGTTGATCAGCCCAAACAAAATGGTTTGTCAGGCGATTATGCACGGGGATATGGATATGGAAAAGCGGGTGGCGAAGTTGTTTTAACAAATTCTACTACTGTTGACATAACAGCGACTGACAGCAATACCACGACGTCTTGGGAGGTTATTGAATATGCCTAAGTGGGTAAAAATTGATGAAAATGGGACAATATTAGCAGCGTACACGGTTGATGCGCCGCAAGAAATTGACAAACCCATTAACACAGACATCCCTTTGCAAGAGCTAATTGGGATGAAATGGATTGATGAAAATACCGTTGTTCAAATAGAGATACCCGTAGAGCCTGAGCCTCCAGCTTTGCCTCGTACCCGCTTAACGCGCCTTGAGTTCCGTAATCAGTTTACGATGGCTGAAAAGCAAGCGCTGTACACAGCCGCGCAGTCTAATATAGACATCCAAATATTTTTGGATGACGTCAATGCGGCAGAGTATGTTGAAACAACCGATCAGGTAACCATTGACGGGTTGAGCGCTTTAGTGTCAGCAGGTCTGCTAACTCAGGCTCGCGCTGATGAGATATTGGTTGGATTACTAGAAGTAGTGAGCTAATGCTATGCCGCTTACCAAGTTGCGGCTTATAGGTCAGAACTTACGGAAGTTAAAAGCTATTCGGGAGTTAGATAATGTGGAAAAAAGCTCTTAAGTCTAAGACAGTGCAGTACGGCATTGCCGTTGCTGTGCTAAGCGTCCTACAGGGTTTTGTAGGTTATTTGCCGGCTAGTCCCTGGCTTCAAGCCATTATTGGTTGCTCTATAGCTTCAGGCATTGTCATTCTAAGGTTCATGACGACGCAGCCATTGTCTGAAAAATAAACTGGCATTGTGCGTTAATGTTTTCGTAGGTGGCGAAATGATACAATTCCCGAAACCGCCAAGGGCTTTGCAGGCAATGGACGAGACGACGAAACACGCAATTGACATGGCGAGTGTCGCGACAATGCTTGGCTCTATGGGCGCGATCTTGCCACCGCTCGCTGCACTCTTCACGATCATCTGGACGGCCATCCGCATTTACGAGACGCGCACGGTTCAGAAAATTTTATTTGGCGACCAGGACGACTAGCGTGGGCATCGTCGAGCTAATCGCCGGCATTTTTAAACCAGCCGCCGAGCTGATCGATGAACTGCACACCAGTGAAGATGAGCGTCTCAAAGCCAAGGCGCATTTGCTCGATGTGCAAGCCGCTGCAATGCAGCGCGTTTTTGTGTACGAGCAGGCGACACTTGAGGCCAAAGCTAAAATCATCCACGCCGAGGCATCCTCTAAGCACTGGCTGACGGCAAACTGGCGGCCGATCACCATGCTGACCTTCCTAGTGCTAGTGGTCGGCGATTCTCTGGGATTCCTGCCGAATGATCTCAACGAAGAAGCATGGTTCCTGTTGGAGATTGGACTTGGCGGCTATGTTGTTGGTCGCAGTGGCGAGAAGATCGCGGAGACTCTCAAGCGCAATTAATTCAAGGGGGGTTAATGAAACACTTAGACTTTAAGGGCATCAGCCGGTGGCTGGAGTCGGACGAAGGCTTGCGACTAAAACCCTACTACTGTACTGAGGGCAAACTCACGATCGGCATCGGGCGCAATCTCGAGGCGACCGGTATCAGTCGAGCCGAGGCGCATTTCATGCTCGAGAATGACATCTGCCGGGTGATGAAGGAGCTCGACGAGATGCTACCCTTCTGGCGCGAGCTCTCGCCTGTTCGCCAGGCAGCGATCGTCAACATGGCGTTTAACTTGGGCACGACCGGCCTGACCAGGTTCACCAAAACCATCGCACATCTGAAAGCCGCTGAATGGACTGAGGCAGGCGACGAGATGCTGCGCAGCCGATGGGCTGAGCAGGTGCCTAATCGCGCTCAGCGCATCGCTGAGGCCGTCAGGACTGATACACTGCCTGAGTGATGCTGTCGACGGCCGGCATGGGTAAAAAGTACCGCAGCCGCTACTATCACACCGGTGAGCGCTGCACAAAAGGCCATTACTCACCGCGATTTACGTCTAATAATAACTGCGTCATTTGTCTCGCTCTGGCGCGTATTAATCTGCCGGCTGATGAGCGTCGCGCGAGAATGAGGCGTCACGATGCAGGCCGCGACCGGCGAGCGTATCAGCGCGAGCGCTACCATAAGCATAAACGAATGATTAACCGCCAGCGTTACGCAAGACCATCGATGCGGCGTAATACGCTCATCGGTACGCGAAGATATAAAGCAGCGGTCCTACGCGCCAATATCTGCCGCAATAACCACGAGGTGCAACTGGAGATCGGTCGCCTGTATGACCTGGCGCGGATGATGACATCGCAGAAGCAAGTGCAGTACTCGGTTGACCATATTGTGCCGCTACAGGGTGAGATCGTTTGCGGGTTGCACGTGCCTTGGAATATGCAGGTCATCACGGCGGCGGAAAATTCGAGCAAGGGTAATAAATTTGAGCAATAAAAAAGCCGCGTGTCTCGCGACAGGCGGCAAGCGGACCTTTAGGAGTGCTCGGAGAGCGCTTACATTGTCGCTTTAATCTTGAGCGTTTTCAACCGAATTGTGCGCGCCTCTTTTGCCGGCGTGACCTTTTCTGGCTGCGCCTTGTAATGGCGCACCGGCCATTCAACCCGGTAGGTCGGCGTGATGCCAATGTGCGCATCACCTATGGCGTCCATGATCTCAACCTGCAGTTTTTCGATCTCGTCATCGATCGCCGAGCGCTGCGCTTGCAGCTCAAGCAGGCGGTAGATCGTCTTGTCTTTCTCGCCTATGTC